GTCCAGCGACGCTAATGCGTTTGCGGAAGGTCTTCACCTTACCGGTTCTAGGACAAACTTTGTCATAGTCCCAGTTTGGTGTTAACCAAGGTCTACTGCGTAGCAGGGATAGCCACGCATCGACAATGTCCTTTCCGAGAATCCCCTCCAGGAGTACTCCATAAAGTACCCAAGGTATCGTATCCGTCGCTGCAGTAAGATCATAGGAGAAAATCTCCTTATGGCCTTCTTTAGCGAAGGAATTGACTCCTTCCTGCTGATCAAAGGTTGCATCAGAAGGGAGGGCCTTGAGTATTTTAAAGAATACATCATGGAGCGGTCTCAGAAAGGTTTGAGTCCAGATGTCCACGATCGCAATGATACGTACCTTCCCTGCGGGTTCCTTCAAAGCATGAAGGCGACCGCACTGAAGTTGCGTAGCATCCGTTCGGAATGTCTTAGGTAATCTATTCCCTGAGGCATCCCGACCACGAGCGAGGGCATCTCGAACCTTGTCGAGACTGGCCGTATCCGCATCCTCAATGGTGTTCCAACTAACTGGCCCAATCAGCATTTCGATTAGCTTGGTCGCTATATCGGAAAACTGATTGGTGTCCAACTGACCAAGCAGTTGAGTTGACTTGATCGCCTGCATGTACCGGTACAGTACAGAATCCTTCCACCCGTTAAGAACCCAATAAAGGGTATCTAGCGGGGCGGAGGTGAGACTCCATGCTGTATTCGGTCCAGCAGACGCCGAGAAAACGAACTCTGCGGGGCAGATGTTCTTTTGAACCCATTGAAGATCTATCTTGGCTCTCGAAAATAGCCATTTTGTAAACACGGGAACGAATTCCCGTAATTTACTGAGGTGACCTTCGTACTCCGGCGTGAGATCAAAGGGAGCAACGATCCCAGATAAATCTGGTTTCTTATGCTTTCCTGAGATAGCACGATAGAGATACAAAAGTGAACCCCAAATGACTATCGTCGATGAGTTACGATTGCGGATCGACTGCCGCACTGGCAGCGGTAGCATACTCGGTAACCCATTGGATAGACGAATTCGATACTTAAGATGGTCGGTTGTCTTTAGTTTCTCTCCAGCGATAAAGCTGTTGATAACGAAAAGCATAACCTTCAACCTTAGTATGAGCGCGTTTATCCCGTGGTGACGATATGAGTGGTACAGTTTTCGAACGAATATCAGAACATTGTTCTGTAATGTTCGGTCAGAACTAAGCCCGACTATCCTCCGGTGCAGGTAGTAAGCCCACACACGGAAGAGCGGAACTAGGGTATCTAATTCCACAACCACCTGATTCTCAATTACCATCCCATGCACTGAACGAGTTTGGACACGCTTGACGAAATGAAAAGGGTTTTTAAATAACCTTGACAATCGCCAGCGGAGGTCCTTCTTGCCAGTGAATGTGGGGGAATTTTGGGTCTGAGTTGTTGAGGAGGAAGATGTATCAAGAGCTGGAGTTTCCGATTTCGAATCGCTACCCTTGTCACTGGGCCCGTCAGAATCTGATTTCTCAGAAACTGCGGGAACAGCGATAGGTGTATCGACCGATACGGAGGCAGGTCTCTTATCTCGGGGTGTAGCCAGTATTACTGGTTTATTCCCTTGAGTTTGAGACACTCTGGTCTGTATGATATAATCCCTTTCCGGGAGGTATAGAATAGCGTTAGGATCCAAAGGGTCGACAATAGCATACTCCCCGCTCTCCACTCTGTCCCAGTCAAGATCTTTGAAAAGACGATGATCTGGTCTTTGTGAGAGAACTGAAGATGTATGTATTGCTGATGATAAGTAGAAATATTTATTCATTAGCAAGAATTACTGTTCAGTTGGGTGTGACAATTGGAAACCCTTATCCTTTATCCTCTTACGAGGAGGGACAGGTTGCCAAGGCGGGCCGGTTTCTTTGGAACACTTTCACAGTGTAACACTGATTCCGTTTCCGTCGCTGGCACCTTCCTAAGGTAGGGACCACGCTCCTATACTCCGCTCCCTCGTTCGCACCCTCTCTCCATGGGGGAAGCTACCGTGCAGCCCAATTGTTGACCCGTGTAGGGTACGTTCCGATAAATCGTCGGAGCGCACCTATCGCGAATGCGGTATACTGATGAAGTTCCTTAAGCTTCAAGGTTCTACCACGGGCAGAGCAATCACTGCATGCACAGCTCTTCTCATTGGAAGGTATGCGAGCGCAGGGGGATAAGGTACGGTGGCCTGATGTGCCCCTAAAAGGGTACTACGGCCTAATGCCTTTTAACTCTACGTGTAAGCTCGTCAAACTTACCCGCAGTGACGTGTGTAAGGGACACACGGCAGGACCCATTTTGGGCCTGTCCTGCGGCAGGGGAGACGAGTGAGGCACCGTCCAATACCGATCAGTACACAATGTATCTTCAATGATATGCAGCAGAATCCGGGGTTACCGAATCCTGCCGAGTTCTCAAAGAGAGAC